CCGATAATAGATTCATGTAAGGGGGGAAAGAGCACCCCCCTTCCAGCTTGCTCCAAATCGAGCTGTGATCCTGAATGCCCTGTTGGCACTACAGTTTCTGCTGGGATGTGTGTGGACGCGGATGGACACCCGACAAGGTCCGCGGAAGCGCTCATCTCCACAGTCACTCGGCTTGCAACCGAGGGGCTGGGGGCTTCGGCTCCCATCGTTCAACTTGTCGAATCACTTGTTTGGCCATTTGTCGCACGGCTCTCTCAGAGAGTACCGTGGTTCAGCGACAAAGAGTTTGCCAGATTTGTCACATCGATGCGAAAGACAGCATCGACTCTGGTCAAAGTGGCTAGTGATGATAATCGCGAACAGACTTTCATAAAGTTCTGGCACGACACCTTTCTGTGTCAAATGTTTCAGGACCCTCAGCGACCGCCGAGGGAATCCTGGAACACCTATCCGCTCTATACGGGATGGTTAAAACTTTTCGTTGCACGGGCTATTGCGCGGCGTGACCTCTCCTTCATTTATTCGCTTCAAAAGGGCTGCAAACAAATGTGGCCCCCCTTGGGGGATGTGAAGAAGAAGGCTGCGTTGGACAAGCACCGTGGGCGACTTTCGGAGCATCGAGGACCCTTGCCTAGGGATCTTGCGGAGACCGTTCAAAACGAGTCTCTTAGGATCTTTGGGGGGATCGAGGACATGCGGCCGACAAAGTTTATGCCGTCTGGATCTGCCTGCTTACAAGCGCCCTTGAGAAAGGGTGGTGCGTTAAGCTTGGCGGTCCCGTTTGTTTCAGATGAAGCTGAGTCTGCGAAGATTGGCAAACTCCCTGTGCTTGCCGCCACCCTGAATCAGTGGCGCAGCAGTGAGATCAGTCGATTTTCCCGGTTGGCAGAAGACCGAATGACCCAGTTGACCGAGGCTGGAACACCTGCGGGATTGGATGTTGATGTCGTGGCAATTCCCGAACCAGGGAAATTCCGAATCATTACAAAGGGCGATGGATATTTATATACCGCTCTACAGCCGCTCCAAGGGCTAATGCTCGACTGTTGGAAGAAGTCAGACTTCTCCACTATGCGGCATGAGGACCTCACAGAGAAAGTTCGTGCCATTGACGAATCTTTACCGAGTGATTTTCTTCTTTGTTCAGTCGACTATGAGGCTGCGACCGATCTTTTAAAAAAGGATGCGACCATTGAAGCGATGAGACACGTCATCGGCC